GTGAGGAATTGCCGGTGAACGAAGATAACCAGTTGATGTCAGAGTCTGAAGAAGAACCAGACTTAGAGGATGTGCAGGAAGAAGAGTATGAGGAGGATGAGGAAGAACCAGAGGAGCAGCTTTTTGAAGTCAAGTCCGATGGAGAAACCAAATCCGTCACCTTACAGGCATTACAAGACAATTTTTCCAAAGGTGAGAATTATACTCAGAAAAGCCAAAGCCTAGCAACAGATCGAAAGGCTTTTGAGCAGGAACAGGCAGACTCAAGACAAATGAGGGAACAAGCAATCTCCATCCTTGAGCATGCCAAAGCACAGACTCAACCTGAACAGCATGATAGTGCTTATTGGGAAAATCTTAAAGACACCGATCCGATGCAGTGGATGATGGAACGGGATGCTCTAAGAGAAGGTCAGATGCAGGAACACCAACGGTCCATTCAACTAGAACAGTTGAGGGCACAGGAGGCTGCAGAAAGACAACTTGAAAAGGAGCAATTTGTATCCTCACAACATAACGAGCTTAAATCCCTCGTTCCTGAGTGGGATGATACAAAAGTGGCTGATGCAGAAAAGAAGTTGGTTCTTGAGTGGGCAAGCACAACAGGTAAATTCACAAAAGAAGAGTTGGATAATGCCTATGATGCCAGAGCAGTTGCAACAATGAGAAAAGCAATGAAATATGACCAACTTACTGAAAAACGTAAAAGCCTTAAACCCGTCCAACGTCAAAATTTAAGAGCAGGATCACAGTCTGGAGAACCCAGTAAAATGAAAGCTGGAAAGGCAGCACAGAGACTTAAAAAATCTGGCAGTGTCGAGGATGCTGCTGGAGTATTCTATAACATGATTCGTTCAAAATAACAATAAGGAGTAATTATGGCAGCTATAGCTGGAACATACCAAACTTACACGGCAATTGGTCGTAGAGAAGATTTGGCAAACACAATTTATAATATTTCACCTTCAGATGTGCCTTTTATGTCAATGATCGGCAGGTCGAAGGCAACTAACACTTTAACAGAATGGCAAACGGATACCCTTGCTGCAGCAGCACATAATGCACAGATCGAGGGAGATTTGTATGCATTTTCTGCTGTTCCTGTAACAACGAGACTCTCAAACCATACCCAAATCTCATCCAACACAGTGATGATTTCTGGTTCTCAGCAAGCAAGTAACAATGCTGGCAGAGATTCAGAGATGGCACTTCAGCTCGCAAAAAATTCTAAGCAATTAAAGCGAGATATGGAAACTGTACTCACCCAAAACGTAGGCAAAAGTGCTGGCACAGCAACAGCAGCCCGTAAAACAGGTGGGTTGGAGACTTGGACTTCTTCTAACGTAAGTCGTGGTGGTGGTTCAACAGTTGGTTCTGGTGCAGGTGCAGGTGCAGCCCCAGTGGATGCAACTACAAAAAGAGCTTTCACAGAAACCATTCTGAAGGCAGTAATTCAGGCAACATACTCAAGTGGTGGGGACCCATCCGTTTTAATGGTTGGTCCATATAACAAGGGTGTGGTAAGTGCTAGTTTCGGGGGCCGTACCTCGGCACGTCAGATGATTGGGGCAACAAAAATCCAGGCAGCAGCAGATTTGTATGCTTCTGACTTTGGAGATTTGAAAGTTATCCCAAATCGTTTCCAACGTGAACAATCTGCATTTGTTCTGGACCCTGAGTATTGGTCTGTAGCATATTTCAGAGATTTCAAGCAAGAAGACATAGCAAAAACTTCTGATGCAAACAAAAAGGCACTTTTAGTGGAATATGCACTAATTGCCAAAAACCAAGCAGCCTCCGGCATTTGTGCCGATCTGACTGTTTCGTAATATGTCTGCAAGCAGGAAAACTCTGCTCGATTGGTCTCAGGGGAGGACGGAAGTCTTCTCTTGGGATCAACACGATAAGAGCTTTACGATTGAGTCAACAGAGGACGTTGAACCTATCATAAAGCTGGCAAAGGATATGTCTGAGCTACAACCGTCAAAAGGAATACGGCACTCAGCATGTATCCCTAGATTCGTTTTAGATCAATCATTACGGGAGAAATGGTCACCAAAAGACTGGAAGGTATGGGCAAACGATCCGGCAAACAAGATGTTTCGGACGTGGCCCGGAAGACTCTGAAAGTTGCAGTTTTAATACCTTCATTTTCTGGATTCTGGCCTGCTAAGTTCGGTGAGAGTTTAGCAAATATGGTTCAGCATTTTCAGAAAAGTGATTTTGAGGGAGAACACGAAATAAAAGTCTTTGCCCAAAGTGGCAGGGTAATACCAGAAATAAGGCATCATTTAATCGGTGATGCAATCGGATGGGAAGCAACACATGTCCTTTTTTTATCCACAGGATTGGTTTTCCCAGAAGATTCACTACATAGGATGCTGGCACGAGGAAGAGCAGTGCTTGGGGTAAATTATTTACGTAACCCTTCTTTCGGAGAATTTGCTGCTTACCGGGGTAACGGAACGGTTGTTCCTGACCCATCAGCACCAGAAACTGAGGAAGTGGATGGTGTGGCACTTGGCATGGTTTTATTCAATATGCCAGTATTTGATGTTCTGGATATACCATTTTTTGAATACAAACAGATTGGAAGTACACCAGGGTTCAACGAGGACCACATACCATTCTGGGATCAGTGTAAAGAAAAAGCAATACCCTGTGTTATTGACCACGTTCTCTCACAGGATGTAAAGGCATTAAATTATGGTGAAACATGGCATTAGCAAATTATACTGACCTGAAAGCATCAGTTGCAGATTTCTTGAACAGGTCCGACCTCAGTTCCGTAATCCCAGATTTCATCACACTGGCAGAAGCAGATTTTAACAGGACCTTGAGGGTACGGGAAATGTCTGTTCGGACACAAGGCCAGATTGATGGTCAGTATGTGAAACTGCCGGATGATTTTCTTGGAATGAGGAACATTGAGTTGATGACTGATCCAGTGACTCCACTTGAGTATAAAAACCTCCAGAACCTGGATATACATCGTAGAAACGACAAGACGGGTAAACCAATTTATTATTCAATTATGCAGAATAATATCGAGTTTGCACCTGTCCCAGATGGAACATATACACTTGAGATTGTGTATTACCAAAAGATTCCGACACTTTCTGCAAACCCAACGAACTGGTTATTAACTAATCATCCAGATGCATATCTTTATGGAACTTTAATGCATTCTGCCCCTTACCTGCAACAGGATGAAAGAGTAGGAATCTGGGCTGGGAAATACCAGCAGATTATTCAGCAAATCACAACATCGGACGAAAATGCCAAGTTCAGTGGTTCAACTCCGAGCATCTCATTCATACCCTTCTAATAAACGAATATGGCAGGACTCACGAATTACCTTGAAGACAAAATAATAAACCACGTTTTTGGTTCAACAACATACGACAGGCCTACTAATTGGTATGTCGGGCTACTGACTGCAACTCCATCCGACTCAGCAGGAGGAACAGAGGTGTCAGGAAGTGCGTATGCCCGTCAGATTTGTGCTTTTACGATAAGTGGTTCAGGTGTCGCACAGGCAACCAATACGTCAGCAATCACGTTTCCAACAGCAAGTGGAGGAGATTGGGGGATAGTTGGATGGGTAGGAATCTATGAATCAGCTAGTGGAGGTGAGTTAGTGGCCTTCCAAAATCTGCAAAAATCGGATTTTTCCACCACTACAACAAAAACGATAAATGATGGAGACATTTTCAAGTTCAATGCATCCACCATTAAGATACAACTTGACTGATGCTAGGTTTTGGTTCCGCAAAATTTAACCAGGGAACATTTGGCAGAGGAGTCATTGTCGGTCACACTGACCTTGATGCAACCTCCACAGTAAATACGTTTGGAATTGCACAAAGGCACGGATACGCTCAAACTTCTTCAACTTCGACTGTTTTAACATTTGGAAATGCAGTTTGGAGAGGATGGGGTGATATGCAAGGCACGACAACCATGTACTCATATCCGGTTGCTACATGGGCTGGTTTTGGAGACACAGTAACAGGACAAGGGACTATTTTTACTTTTGGATACCTTGCATGGGACAAGCAGGATTTACCAGATGCAACATGGGACGAACAGAATTTATCGGATGTAACATGGGGCAAACAGGATTTATCGGATGCAACATGGTCAACTCAAACAGTAAGCTAATATATGGCAAACACAACTAATTTCAGTATTGAAAAACCCAATGTAGGTGGAGCACGTAATTCCTGGGGAGGAATTGTAAATATAGGTATCGACAAACTTGACGAATTATTGTCCCTGGCAATCCCCATCGGTACGATCCAGATGTTCCCCATGTCAACTGCACCCACGGCAACCCTCAATGGTGGAACATGGTTGGTCTGTGATGGTGGTATTTTACTACAAGATAATTATGAAGACCTTTATGAATTGATTGGATCAACATACGATGCAAGTGGGACGAATGCAGCAACTCATTTTAACCTCCCAGATTTTCAAGCAAGAGTTCCAGTAGGCTATAATGTTGCAACTATTGGTGATGGAACTGTTGGTGTAAGGTCTATACGAGAAATGGCAACAACTACAGGAGGTACAGAAGCCCACGTTTTAGCAGATGCTCAAATCCCGACACATTCACATCCAATAACTGATTCGGGACACATTCATCCAATTGATCCTACAACTACTCACTTTCATATTGGAGATCAAACTGGTGGAAAAACCTCCTCTGATCCAGTGGTAATAAATGATCCAAAACATGGTCATACACTTACAGGAATTGGACATGATTACGCATCTCCAGAGTCTGATTACAGTATAGGACGTGATAGGAATCAAGACGATCCAACTGGAACATGGCCTGTTCCGGATGAATTAACCAACATCACCATTGATAACCACGATCACACTTTGACTACCGATGCAAAAGCAACCGGAATTACAACCACTCAGACTAACCTTGCAGCTACTCGGGTTGCGTCAACAGATGATTCAACAGAAGGAGATGCATCACACAACAATATGCAACCCTATATTACTGTCCAGTATATAATTTTAGCAAAACATCCTTCATTTTAGGTGAACCGTGAGTACGATAAATTATACAGTCACAGTAGCAGATGCTAAGTTTCTGATTGATGGTGCAGTTGCACCCAAACTGACCTTCCGTGATGGAGATACCTATGTCTTCGATCAAGCAGATTCATCGAACTCAGGTCAAATACTCCAGTTTTCAATAACGTCCAACAACTCTGGATCGGCAGAATACACCACTGGAGTCACGAAGGCAGGTACACCGGGAAATGCTAATGCAAAGACTACAATCGTTACTTCTGGATCGACCACAGATACCTTGTATTTCTATTCAAGTGGTGGAGGTACATACGGAGAGGAGTTTAGCAACTCCGGTTTTAACACTTCCACTAATTATAATTTTCTGAAGCCAGTAGTTGGAGGATCGGCAACTGCCGAAAAGTGGGGTAGTATGGTCAACCATACCATTGACCAGATTGACCAGAATATTACTGCACAAGATTTAGATTTTCAAGGTGATTCTGGTGGTGCATTAAGTGTTGATTTGGACAGTGAATCACTTACTGTTGCAGGAGGAACTGGACTTAGCAGTGTAGGTTCCAGTAACACAATTACAGTTAATCTTGATGATACTGCAGTTACACCAAATTCATATGGTAGTGCAAGTCTAATCCCAGCTATTACGATTGATGCTCAAGGTAGAATAACGGCAGCCTCAACGAATGCAATTAGTTCTAGTTTTAGTTTAAATGCAGATGCAGGAACTACTGATGTTTTTGCTGTTGGGGGTACATTAAACCTTTTAGGCGGGACTGCATTAACAAGTACTGTTTCTAATGATACAGTCACTTTTGCATTAGATGACGATAGTATTGATAGTGTTCATTATAAAGATTTTTCGATTGATACTATACATATAGCAAACGATGCAGTTACAGAAGATAAACTAGCTAACACACTTTTAGCTGAAATTGACGCTAACACAGCTAAAGTAACTAATGTTACACACACAGGTGATGTTGCAGGTACTACGGCTCTTACTATTCAAGGAGGTGCAGTAGATATTGCAATGTTATCAGCAACGGGTACAGCATCAAGTTCAACTTTCTTAAGAGGAGATAACACTTGGGTAACACCAACTGACACCGACACTAACACAACTTATTCAGCCGGGACTAATATGTCTCTCTCTGGAACTACCTTTTCATCAACTGACACTAACACAATTTATTCAGCACCAACAATAGGAAGCACATCAATAGGATCAGGATCAACAAATGCAACAATAGCAGGATTAACATTAACAAGTCCAGTTCTTGGTGTCGCAACAGCAACATCATTAAATGGTATACATTTCAAAAGTGTTTCAACTAGGAATATAGGTGTTGGGCTAGATGCTCTTAATGCTATTAATGGTGGTAGCTACAATACTGCTTTTGGTGAAAGAGCTTTGTATTCTACGACCACTGGCATACAAAATACTGGTATTGGTTACAATGCACTTGGGCAAAACACAGATGGTATGTACAATTTCGCTCTTGGAGATCAGGCACTTGTACAAAATATCTCAGGAGATTCTAATATGGCAATTGGGAATGCTGCACTGGGTTTATGCACAGGACATCAGAATACAGCTATTGGTAATAGCTCAATGTATAACACCACAGGAAGTTATAATGTAGCAATTGGGAAGAGTGCTGCTCTTAGCCTCACAACTGGTTCCAGTAATATAACTATAGGAACAGACGTTAATGTCGTTAGTAATACTGCAAGTAACCAGTTGAACATTGGTAACACGATTTATGGTAACACTTCTACTGGCAAAGTAGGCATCGGTAGTGCCAATACCTCACCGGCTTATGCCTTATCCATACCTGACAGTTTTGGTATGGTTAGAACAGGTACTGGGGCAGGTAGTTACACTACATATATTACACATGCTAGCTCAAGTGAATACGGGAGTGCTTATATGAATGTAACTGCATCGACAGGTGGTTATGTATGGCAAACGAATGGAACAAAAAGACTGCACATTAACTCCTCTGGTCATATTACTCCCGGTGCTGACAATACACAAAATTTAGGATCGACCTCGGCAAGATGGGGGCCAGTTCACGGTCGTTATTTTGCAAGTACTCCTATTTATTCTGGTAGTGCTACAGGGTTTCCTAGTGGAGCAACAATAAATACTTATTATGATATTACTGTTGTTGATTTTGCTTCATGGTCCGGAGGAGGGGGATGTTTTCTTATTAAGATGTCTTGGAACAATATTAACACAACTTATGGGTATACTGTTCAAGCATTGGCAATAATAAATAGCAATGGGGTAAACACACATTCGTCTCATTATCAGGGGAACGTACACTGGCAGAGAACGAATCTTGGGGATAATGGAGGAAGTTTTAATGGGGTTCCCTGCTATGTTTCTACTCACACATCTTCAAGTGCTCTGACAGTTAATATGATGCTTTCAGAAGAACAGAATGGTGCAACGTATCCACCTCTTTCCTTACATGTTAAAACAAATGCCTCTCCCACTTCCACTCCACAAATAAAAATATACAGAATGGTCCTATGAGTATAAATAGCATTGATATACAAAATGACAGGATAAGTTTAGTAGTTCATCTTGATGATGAAGAACCAACACTCTGTTTGGTGATTCCCTTAGAGAATGATGGTTCAGATAATTGGACAAGAGTTCAGACATGGCTGGATGAAGGTAATGAAATATCAGACAGATTGGATTATTCTAATTATTATTCAGACATGAGAAAATCCGAGTATGTTGAACTAAATCAATTTGAATTACAATTCGATGACAGTTTGGATGGTGGTACTAGGTGGGAAAGTGCAATTCAAGCTATAAAAGATAAATTCCCAAAACCTGAATAATATTGGAAACAAAATGACAATTGAAGAAATCGACAAGATAATCAATGACCTTCGGAACCAGATACCGAATATGCAAGCACAACTGCACCAAGCAGAAGGGTACAAGCAGGCCCTGCTGGATGTGGCAAAAGAAAAGAAGGAACCGGAAAAAAATATGAAGTCGAAAGTTTAGACCTCAACATCGGATAACGGACAAAAGTGTCCGATTGAACTGGTCAAAACTTTTGACTGCTTTGAAGTCGAAATATTCGACCACAAACTACTGGGTAATCAGTTGGGTAGTCAGTTGGGTAGTCAGTTGGGAAGTCACAAAAAGTGGTAACATTTTGGTCAGATACAACCATGAAATATAGAAGTACAACTCCGATTTTACAAGGATGATGAATGAATGAAAGTACACAGGTCACTATTAGGAGGAGGTGGTAATGCTTTGGAGAACAGGAAACTCCTCAATTTTTGGGCAAGGTTTACCATATCAGTTGCCAATGCGTTTACGTTTCTTGTTCTACTGTATCTATTGTTCTATTCGGAGGTTAAGGAATCAAGCCGTGACTTGGTTAATATCCTCTGTGGTGCATACGTTGCAGTCCTTGCCAAGTCAACGGATTACTGGTTCCGTGAGAAAAAAGATCATGAGCATGAGGAAGAAATGGATCGGGTAAAAAATGGTTAGCATGCCAGCACCCCCAAACTTTTTTTAATCTACAACTTTTAAAACTACAATATGGGATCAGTCAATGGAACTTTTACTGCAGTTTCGGAGCATAGTTTAGTGAAGGCAGCAACCCCCTTTGTCGTTGCAGCAATTTTAGGATTCTGCTCTTTCCTTTTTAATTCCGTCATGTCACTTGAACAGCAAGTAAAGCTGCTCAACGAAGGTACAGTGCATAATTTGGAAGAAAAGGTGGATAGTTTGTCAGCTAAAATTGATGCCATGAGTGTTACCTTGACTGACCTGAGAGTTTCACTAGGTGGTGATCCCCGAAGGGAACGTGAAAATCATTGAAATAATTATGCTGGGATTTTTAGTAACAGGATGCACGATGAGCAATGAAAGACTAGGACATTGGGTTGATACATACCCAAGTGAATATTCGATCTGGCAGTGTGTTGATTCGTTTTCACCATATAGAAACAAGGAGTGTTAGATGCCTTTCGTGATTGCAGGAGTAGTTAAATCAATGGCCTTTTCGATGCTGGGTAATAGTGGAGTAATCGAGAAAGTTATTATTTTATTGTTAGAAACATTAGCAAAAAAGACTGATTCAACCGTTGACGATAAATTGGTCCAGTTGCTAAAAGAATCATTGGGCAAGTCGGACAAGTAGTCCGATTTACTGATCCCATGTGGATTGGAAATAGACGACAATTCAATGGGCTTATAATAGGTGGGATAGCTATGTATATTACAAAGAATTTTACGACTAACGAGATGGCATGCTCATGCTGTAACAAATCAGATATGGATGAAGGGTTTATGAAGATACTTCAGTCTGTACGAGATGAGATGCAACGACCATTAAAGATCACATCAGGATACAGGTGTGAAAAGCACAACAGCAGGGTTTCATCTACAGGCAAGACAGGCCCCCATACCCATGCAAAGGCAGTTGATATTTTGATTAGTGGAGCAGATGCAATGAGGCTTTTTGCAATAGCACAGAGACATGGCATATCTGGCATTGGTCTTAGTCAAAAAGGTCCACACAACAAGAGGTTCTGCCACATTGATAGTCTGACTCCTGAAGAGGGGCCGAGGCCAACCGTTTGGACGTATGGATAAATGGAAATTAAACTTGAGTTGGAGTCTGGGGTTATTTGTGACTTTGATCCTGATTTTAAGTTCACCTTCAACAGCACTGCCATCGAAAAAGTTCAGTGGAAACTTCAAAACGGAAACCATTCGAGAGTTGTGGCAGATGTGTTCGGTGAATCACAAGATGAAAGGATTCCCACAGAATGTATATTACCCGATTTGTGATTGTTTTATAGATCGAATCCGAATCAGGTTCAATAATTCAACTCAGCTAGATAATATGACAAAGACAGAAGGTGATGAATTAGCCACCGTATTGAGATTGTCCTGTAACACATATAGGTCTAATTAATAGCCATTTAAACTGGGAAGTAATCACCATGTTCAGTTATAAGACAAGGGATGGATACAGGGGGTATCTAGTCCGAGTAAAGAAAAAGAAGGATATAAAACATTAATGTCACTACTACCAATTAAAATAGCACCAGGGTTCTTCAAGAACGGGACCCAGTACCAGGCAAAGAATCGCTGGTATGATGGGAACCTAGTCAGGTTTTCTGAGGGTCGAGTAAGGCCAATTGGAGGATGGCAAAGACTGACAGATACTCAGATTACCCAAAAAGGTGGAGTAAAGAAATTAACAATCACAACCCCCGGCTCTGGATACCATGCAGATGGTGGGACACTCTCGGCAGTCGGAGGTCCAGTACCATTTGCTGGAACATATACTGTATCTGGGGGGGGAATTTCAACAGTAAAAATCACTGATCCCGGTTCTGGATACACCTCTGTTCCAACGATTGTTTTGACTCCAACAACGGGTTCTGCTGGAAGTGGTGCAGTCATCACAGCAACCAATTTTTTTGGTGTTGATCCTATTCGTGGATTACACTCCTGGAGACTATCCACTGGAGCAAGATACTTGGCAGTTGGTTCTGTTCAATCTTTAAGAATTTGGGATGGGTCACAGAGTGCAGGAGTTAATGCTCCAATCTATGACATTACTCCACCAACCTCTCCGGGGTCGGCTTTACCATTCCACCAGCAAGCCGATTTTGAAATAGCAGGTCTTGGTTTCGGAGCCTTACAATATGGTGGTGATACAGGAGTTACATACAAGCTCTCTGGTTCTGGAGGGTTTACAGACCCAGCATACACGGGAGCAGCTTCAGGAGGAGACATTTATGGAACACCAAGATATTCTGCTGTCGATCCAAATGTACAAGATGCAGATGCATTTCGTGACAATTTCGCAAGTTGTGTCAGCTTCGATAATTTTGGTGATGATCTTTTAGCCTGTCATTCTGGAGAGGGTACGATTTGGTATTGGTCATTTCAAACAGGAGGCAGTGTAACTCAGACATTCACTACCGCATCTGGTATTACTGAACTCCTACCCGTTGGCCCAACTCCAGCAAGTATTCAGCCTTATACTTACATTCCAGATAATCGTAGTCAAGCATTCACTACCGCATCTGGTATTACTGCACTCACAAACACAGGTGCTTCTGGTAATCCAGCTAATACTTACATTCCAGCTAATCTTAGTCAAACATTCACTAGCTCGTCTGGTGCTGAAGAATTTTTACCTCACAGTGGCCCCATAGCTACTCTTGATACTATTGTACAAAATGGTACTCATGGTGAGTCATCATTTAATGGTATTGGATTATCGGGAGGTTCTGGTTCAGGTATTACGGTTGATGGATATGTTAGTTCTGGTGGTGATGTAAATAATGTTACAATACAAAATGCTGGAACTGGTTATAGGATAGGAGATGTATTAACATTTCCTAATCCTCCGGCTGGTGGTGCTACTTGTAGAGTTGCTGTTCTTACTACCTCCACCACTTCAGGTCAATGGGAATGTGGGAACCCAGCTAGCAATGCAACCTTAGTTGAAAAAACATGGACTAATGTATCCCAAACTAGCACTTCTGGTTCTGGTTCGGGGGCAAAATTTACGGTTGTAACCCAATTAGGTCTTGTTGTATCAAGTTGCAGTGTTTGGCACTATAATACTCGCATCGATTGTGGGGATACTTCTAATCTTTCTGTAGGTATGTTAGTACATGGTTTATATGGAGATATGGGGCATCATGCATTTGGATCGTTTATTCAGCCTTATATTGCATCCATAACTAATTCAACAACAATACAACTTACCCGTGCTAATGGTTCTGCTTCCGGCAGTTATCACTATCAGCATTTGTCGTTTCAAGACCCACTTGACACAGACTTAAAGTCAGTAACCGTCACAACTGCAGGAAGTGGATATGCCGAAAACGACACTATTGTATTAACTGATCCGGGGAGTGCTCCCTCAACCCTGCCACATATCACAGGAACAGAGACTGCAACACTTACGGTAGGTCCTACTGACACTACTCTTACATCTACTGGGCATACACTTTTAGATGGACATAGAGTACAGGTTTCTACCACTGGATCATTACCCGGAGGACTTTCGGCCTCCACTGATTTATATATTAGAGACAGGACTGCAAATACATTTAGACTTACAACCAGTTTAAACGGGACTGCATTAGCATTTACTTCTCCAGGTTCCGGGACACACACATGGACAAACGAGGGGGCAAACCTGGCTTTTTGGCAGGCTGGCCCATACAATACTGTATCTCAAACTAGCACCTCCGGTGGTGGTCAAGGAGCACAATTTACAATTACAGCATCATCGGGTACATACTTGTCTGCAGCAACAGTCACAACTGCTGGTTCTGGGTATGCTGTTGGAGACACTATATTAGTAACTGATCCTGGTAATACAGTAAATGTTGCAACACTTACAGTAGGTACTCTTGATCCAACTATTACATCTACTGGACATGGACTTATTGACACAAATAAAGTCCAAGTTTCCTCATCTGGAGCCTTACCTGTAGGACTTACGGCAGCCACAGATTTATTCGTTAGAGACAAGACTGCAAATACATTTAAACTTGCAGCCACTTCCAATGGGACTGCATTAGCACTTACCACTGTAGGTTCTGGGACACATACATGGACAATTTCCGGTGCAAACCTAGCTCCTTGGCAGAGTGGACAAACACACACAAATGTAATTCAAACGAGTACTTCATCATCTACCACTGGTTCTGGTTCAGGGGCAAAATTTACGGTTGTTACCTCAACAGTAAATAATTTGGGTAGTGTGGCAATCACATCTGCAGGAAGTGGGTATTCAGTTAATGACACAATCCTATTAACTGATCCCGGTAACACAGTAAATGTTGCAACAATTACTGTAAAAGCTATTGACTCAACTATTACATCTACTGCTCCTGGACTTATTGACGGAAGTATAATACAGGTTTCATCTCTTGGAGCCTTGCCAGTAGGAGTCCCTCCCTACACAGATTTATATGTTAGAGACAAGACTACTGACACATTTAAACTTGCAACAAGTAACGGTGGAACTGCATTAGCATTTACTACTCCAAGTTATGGAGAAAATACATGGGAAAGTCGAACAGGTGGTGCAATATCCTTTAATAATGCAACTCAAACTGCAACTGCCCCGATTGCATTACAGGATGTAGCTAATTCAACTGGAGTTCCCGTAGGGTCTAATGTGGCAGTATTGGTTACTCCGGAAAGACATATAATGATCCTTGCTCCAGACGGAGCACATAGAACGATCCAATGGGGGTCCCAGGAATCACTCACAGACTTTAGTCCCTCCTTACTTAATACAGCAGGAGATTTAGACCTCCAGACTAAGGGTCGGATCATTGGAGGATTTAAGACAAGGTATGGTGTTTTGATTTTCACCACTTCAGATGTTTGGAGGACAAATTACCTTGGCCCCCCCTATGTCTATGGGGTAGAACGTCTAACAGAAGGTGCAGGTCCCGTAGGAATGAAAAGCATTGCTGGCAGTGCCGACTTTGTAGCCTGGATGAGCAGGGGACGTTTCTGGAGTTATACAGGAGGATATATAAAGGAGCTTAGTTGTGAGGTGGCAGATTACGTCTTTGCAGATATTAACCTGGATGTAGAGGGACTGATAGCAGCAGGACATAATGGGGAATTTGGTGAAATTTCGTGGTTCTATCCAAAAGAAGGTGATAGCGTTTGTACTCGTTATGTGACATATAGTTATCGTGAGGGGCATTGGGTGACCGGAGAATTAGAGAGAGTTGCTATGGAGCCAAGTGATGCTTTGGGTTATCCTGTATGGGCTGGAAGTGACGGATACTTATACAGACATGAAATGGACCCGGATACTCATAATGTAACAGTCCCAAGGGATAGTTCAGTGACTGCTCCTGCAGATATTGATGCATTGTCAGGTAAAGCAAATAGAGTTGTTGCAAAGGGTGTCTCTACTAGCACACACCCAAATGTGGCAACAGAGGATCACTTGTGTTATGCAGAAACTGGTGCAATAGAAATTGCTGGTGGAAATAAGATGATGAGCGTAAACTCTATTTTGACCGATACGGATGCCGGAAGCAATGGACTCCGTATGAAAATTGTAACGGGGAAAACACCAGACGCACCAGGTGATACTCATGGACCATTCACCCTGGAGAGTGATGGGTACACGGATTGTCGATTCACTGATCGTCAAGCAATTTTGAGAGTGGAATCACCCTTTGACCAAGAGTGGAGATTTGGAGAGGTCCGTTTTGAGGCAGCAGCTTCGGGGAAAAGATGAAGACACAAAAGCCATTACCGAATCCTCCGGAGCAATATGAGCCGGAGTATATGTATGACCTGTCCTCATTAATTATTTCGGAGGAAGCAATAACGTGTAAAACCTCCAGGGACAATGTATTTGATACAGGCTCAGTTATACTCAGGTCACCGAATGGCAGCTATTTTAAAATTGTAGTATCGGATGCAGGATCACTCAGTGCTACTGCCGTGACAACTGTAGGAAACAGACCAATAACATCAACGAATCCTCATGTATAATAGACTCTAACAGGAACGAGAAAATGAATAAAAACCCATCACAAAGTTGGCTACAGTCAAACGGTCCAAAAGGGCACATGCTGGCACACATCACTCCAAGAGAAGGAAAGATATTACAATACTTTGGAGGTTCAGGGACAAAGGATAAAAAGACTGGTCTCAAGAGTTATTTCCTGTCCGGCCTGCTAGGTGGTAGCAAGGCTCCACCACCCTCAACAACAACGTCAGAACTTGATCCAGCAGTTAAGGAATTTCGGGGAGAAGTATTTGATAAGGCTGGAGAGGTGATGGATCGTGGTTATGAAGGATACGAAGGTGACAGATTAGCTGGCATGTCTGATGACACTAAGGGTGCCCATAAGGGAGTCCGAGATATGCAAGGAGTTGGTCAAGATGCATATACAGATGCTGCTGGAGTTGGTGAGGCTGCTACTGGTTATGCATCTGACAAAGTAGGAGATCAGTCGTTCCTAGCTGGCAAAGGAGTAGATGAGTATATGTCACCACATACTAAGAATGTGATTGGTGGAATGCAAAAAAATGCAATGAATACAATGCAACAACAAAGGGGGGCATTACAGGCCCAGCATCAGATGGCAGGAGCAGGTATGGGTTCCCGTGGTGCATTGGAGAATGCTGCCATGATGGGAGAAGTACAACGAGGGTTGGGCCAGCAGGTTTCAGGTGCATTGGAAAAAAGTTATGCCCAGGCTTCTGACATGAAGAAATACGACATGAACTCAGCAAGAGATGCTGATAAATACAATGTAGCATCCGGGCACAAAGATATGGACATACGAGACAGGGGTGCAGGAAGAATGACAGATGCAACTGATAGAGGAAGAGCAGCAGGGTATGAGGATGCTGGTATGCTTTCTAATGTTGGTGCAGATATAGAGGGCCGGGATCAGAACCAAAAGGATATAGATTATGGAGATTATATTGAGGAACGAGATTGGGACAAGAATAACACTATGTTTGCATCAAATGTTTTAGGTGGTGCCCCTTCTGGTACAAAAACCACTATGACCGGAGGAGGAGGGGGAAAGGGCAGTAAACTAGGAGGTGCTATCGGAGCAGGTCTATCAGGATGGGCTGCCACTGGCAATCCGTATGTAGGTCTTGCTGCTGGTGGGGCTTCACTACTTAGCTAAAGGTAATTATGAAAATTGGCAGAAAGAACAAAAACAAAGAATATTCGTTTGACCCCAATAGTTTCCTATCGGGCACCCACGATTTTGACCCAATAGGAGCAATGAAAAGTTGGTGGGATGATGAAGATGAGGACGAGCATGCCGAAGGTGATTTTGAGGGCAAGGAAATTGCTGAAATGAATGCCGTCTTAGCTGCCCCTAAAAGTTCTCCACCTATATCGAAAACAGGTTCATTGCTATCTGCAGAAGGTGAAAGTCCTTTAGACCAAACAGGTAGGGAATACATGGGTAGAAGGGAAGTAGAGGAAGACTTTGCAGCAATGGAAAATCCACCAGGAGACTCCATTGGTGACAAATTAGGCTCATATTTAGGACAGGCTGGAGATTATGTTGGTGGTCTGTTTTCTCCGGAGGAAAAGGAATACCGGGATGTTGCTGATACTGAAGGTGAAAATAGATACTTGAATAAATTGGCAGGGGAAGAGTACAGGAAAAAACGAATACTCGGACCTCATGGTATGGATGGAAACCAACGGGAACCAACAGTAGATGGGGAAGGTGAATCTGAATTGGATAGAATAGGCAGGGAAAATATGATAAATGCTATGGGTGATCTTGGTCCTGATAAGATGGAGAAGCCCGGTGAAAGCATAGACCAAACTTCTATTTTCGATGGGTTATTCTCCTCAGATGATGACAAGAAAAAGCATAAACCTTTTTCAAAGGGCAAACAAGCTGGCATCAAGATAGCAACAGACCTACTCACAGGGTCTAACAGAAACACACCCGTACAAAATGCTCCATCAGCAGGAGTCAAGATGGGGAGAGCTTCATTTCCGGGCCTGCTTGCTGCTTCACAAAGACCCGTAAACCCCCGTTACACCCCTAAAGGACTAGGATAGCATGGCCTTAAATTTAACCCCTAAAGAAGAAGCAGAAGAAAAAGAGCTTTATGCAATGCTGTATCCAACAGAAGGTATTGCAATAGATAGTGAAGGTAACGCTAAGAATAAGAAACTGCAAGGTTTGCTGGATGCAAAGCAAGAGGAAGAGGATGAACAAGAAGAAGAGGAAGGAGGCTTTGATCCTCTCCGGGCAGCAGCCTTATCTGCTGGTGCTTCCCTGCTGAGAAATTCAGGGTGGAGTCGGAACCCTATGTCCCTGGGTGAGTCTATTGGTCATGCTATCCCACATGGCATGCAAGCATACTACGACCAAGATGCCCTGAATCAAAACGAACAAGCAGCACTTTACGAGAGACAGCAGGCAGAGCAGACTGCACTCGATGCCAAGTTGAAGGCAGAGGATGATATAAGGATACAGGAACAGGATCAGGCTTCATTTACCCAGATGATGAATGAGTTGGGGTTGTCTGTTACGGAGCAAAAATCTATGCTCAGATTTTATATGAAAAATCCTAAAGAAGCATCGTCTTACCTTGCTAAACGGATCATGGAGAAGGAGAAGAAGAAGGAGAAAACTAAGATGCTTACTCCTGCCGAGATAAAATTGGAGGGGTTGATTGAGGGGCAGATGTATCAACGTAAACCAGACGGAACGATTTCTGTGTTACCCTCTCCGAAAAAGGATGGGACGTGGAAATTTATGACTACTGCCGAAAAAAGAGCAGAGAAAATCCCCGTTGACCAAGTATGGCAGATAAGTGAGGGTGGGGAAATAAAACGAGCAGCTATTGAGGATACCGTCACAAAAAAGAATACCTACCGGGAGAATATAGCAGTAAAACAAGAAGATGGCACGTTCCAGATGAGAACAATTCTTTTTGATGATACTGGTGAAGAAATAAAAGACCTCGGACAAACAGATATTGAGGAACCCCCTGCTGAAGCTGCTACTTTCAGGTATCTTAATAAACAGCAATTCTCAACCGATACTAATTTAAAGAACTTAAATTGGCCTGCTGAAGCAAATGCTGCTGCTGTTAATGACAAGGGGGAATTACAAGGGTTCACCACAGAAGGCAACAAGTTTATACCTTTCGGAACAAAAGGGATTGAGCTTGGGATGGCACAAGAAAGATTAGATATAGCATATAATACCCTTGAGCTAAGAGAATCTGACTTCCAGCAACAACAGGATAATTACGAATCGGATAAAACTCAGGAGATGCTTCAACGGGCAAAAGATAATAAATGGACCCAAGAGAAATTAAATAGGGAAAAATATGCCCATACTGCCAAGATGTCACAGATGGCAAAGAACTATGAGGACAGGACACAATATATTTCTGCTGAAGAATTTCTTGAAGGTAATGAGACTGCAAGGCTGCCAAAAGGAGTTGCCTTTTTAGAGGTTACAGATGGCAAAGTAACAAAAATGGTGGAGAAGGATTTTAGCACATGGGTTGAACCTTTAAACAGTGATGCAGATGAGGAAATAGGCAAGGAACTGAAAAAGCTATATGCAGACCATGAATTTACTCAGGATCAAAAAGATATTATTCGTGGGTTGAGGATTGACAAGGATGATCCGATGGCAGCACTTAAACAGGCCCATGACTATATGCAGAAAGAGGGGAAGAAACTAATACAAGCACCAGCATCAATTCTGAAAAAGTATCAGAGTGACATGGGGGTAAGACGTGCTGCTAAAGAAGCACTTGCCATGATTAATGACCCCAAGCAGACGGCAATAATTGAAAAAGAGGTCGGGTTTTGGTATGGGCAAATTACTGAAAAAGCCAAGCATCCTATATTCCAGAAGTTTAAGGCCATTGCAACAATGGCCAACTTGACCAAGAGACATGAGTTGATTGGTTCCCAGATGACAGACGGGGAATTAAAATTCACTGAACCACTTTTTGTTTCCGATAAAGACACACCAGCCTCTTTAAGAATTAAATTAGAAACATTGCTCACGGATGCCAATTTTAACCTCGGCCTCACCCGGAATATGTTCTCAAAAGGAGCAGGGTACAACGATGCAGTATGGGGGGATGATGCTACTAAGTGGTGGAATGAGGATGGCACAAGGAAAGCTGGCAGTGAGGAGGACGATCAAAAAGGTAAACCAACAACAGCAGCAGATTTGGAATAATGGAAACAGGAGAAACATTTCATAATAAGACAAAGATGAGGTTTACGACCCTGCCAGATATTACAGGAAGGGTTTTATATGCTCGTGAAAATGACATGGCAGAAGAAGAAATAGCCAAGTTCTTAAAGAAACGGGGATACACTACTGAGTCTTTCACTACGGCTGTTAATAAGCAAACGGCAAAAGATGAGGTGAAGCCAGCAGAACAGGCAGAAGAAGAAGGTGGATTTTGGAATAGTGTTCAGGGTGGTCTGGAGTATTTTAACAAGGCAGGAGACTCTCTTATGACAGGTGCCACATTCGGGTTGGCAGTGCCAGCACGGGCAGTAGGAAGATGGGCAGCCAAGAATATGCCGTGGAAAGATGAGTCAGAAGTAGAAACATTTTCAGAATCCGTTGATGCCGTACAAGCCGAAGATAAACAATGGAGAGATGAGAACCCGAAGATGGCAATGGGCACAGAGATAGCAGGAGGGATATTAGGAGGAGCAGGAGCAGGTAAAGCAATAGCAACTGCAGTCCCTGCACTTGGTCCAGTGGCAGGACAAACGGCAAAGAATATAATTAAAGGTGTTGGCACGGGGTCTGGGATCGGAGTAGCAGAAGGAGGAGGAGTGGCAGCAGCCAAAGATGAAAATACACTTAAAGGTATGATGCTCGGTGGAGTTGGTGGTGCTGCTGGAGTAGTGGCAGTCCCAGTAGCCAAATGGGTTGTCAAAAAACTTGTTTCTCCAATCAAAAAACTATTCGGCAAGACTTCCAAGAAAGACCTCACCACGGCAGAGATAAAGGGTGAGCAGATGCTGGAAGAAGTTGACCAGAAGGATGGTCTCACTCTGGTTCAGAAAGAGACAAAACTTAACGAGTATGAAAGGCTGGGACTAGGAGATGAGGTAATGGAGGTTGACCTTTTGGGTAAGAAGGGTCAGAACTTGGCAGGCACAATAATGAGGCACGGAGATAAAGTACCTGATGCAGCAGAGAAAGCACTGGTTAAACGTGCTGCTGGAGTACGTGACCACCTTGAACTCTTCCTCCAAGATGCCACAGGTGGACAGAGAGTGTCTTTAAAACAGACTATTAAGGAAACAAGGGATGCAGCAAAGAAAGCATCTGATACAGATTATGATGCTGCTTTTTATGATAAGAAGGGTAAAATGAGGGACGTGTCCGACACACGTTTAAACGATCTGTTCCTAATGCCAGAATTTAAGTCGGCATACAAGAGGGCAATAAAAATAGCTGCAAATGATAAACCCCCAGTAACCCTCCTACCTATGCCCAAAGGTGGTTTCCCGAAGGGGCATAAGTTCCCTGTTTATGCTCTTGATAAAGTAAAGAAGGCAATCAACACAAAATTTGGACGGGGCTTTTTAAGCCCGGACTCAAATGTTACGGCAATGTCGTCTTCAATGAGGACACATAATAACGATATGCTGGACATAATCGGAGAAACTGTTGGGGAGTATAAAAAAGCCCGGAACCTTTATGCTGGAGAAATGGAACTTAAAGATGCCACCGAACTTGGACAGAAGTTATTTGATTCCGGTGATTCGATGGATAAGCTCTTTGAGTTTTCAACTAAACTTAAAACAGAGTCAGAGAAAAAAGCCTTCCGTAATGCTGCCTTTAACGTGCTGGCCAAAAAGATAGAAGCCTCAAGTGCAAACCCTAAAGGCATGGCCCAGTATTTTTTGAGTCAGCAGAACTTACACAAGCTAACACTATTAATTCCCGACCCAGAAGCACGGGGGATTTTCA